CTCGGTGGCGAGGATCGGCAGTTGAACGCCCTGGACCGTCTGGTCGCTGCGTTCTCGCCGGAGACGGCGCTCCGGCGCGCCGCCGCCCGTCGCGCGCTTGCCTATTACGAGGCCGCGGAACCGTCGCGCACGCGCAAGGTGCGCCGCTCCGACATGCCGATCAACGACCTGGTGGAGCGGTCGACCACGGCAATCCGTGCACAGGTTCGCTCTCTCGAGCGCAATCACGACCTTGCGCGCGGCGCGCTCCGGGTGCTGGTGAACAACACGATCGGGCCGACTGGGATCGGCGTAGAACCGCAACCCAGGCGTGCGGATGGCTCGATCCACGAGGAATACGCGAAGGCTTTGCGCGAGGCCTGGACGGACTGGCAGCTTCACCCGGAGGTGACGGGCCGGTTCACCTGGGCGAAGACCCAGCGCGCGCTTGCCCGCGCCTGGTTCCGCGATGGTGAGGCGTTCGCAAAGGACATCATCGGCTCGGGCGCGGGCCTGCAGCACAACACCCGCGTCCCCTACAGCATCGAGGTCTTCGAGGCCGACCTGTGCCCGGTGGAGTTCAGCGATTCGAGCCGCGGAATCCGCCAGGGGATCGAAATGAACGGCTGGGGTCGCCCGCTGGCCTACTGGCTCCACAAGGCCGACCCGCGCTCGTCGTTCCTCATGCCGACCATCGCCGACCTGGCGCGCGTGCCTGCCGAGCGAGTGGTCCACCTGGCGACGTTTGATCGAATCGGGCAACTGCGAGGCGTGAGTGACTTCGCCTCGGTGATCGCCCGCCTGGACGACGTCAAGGACTACGAAGAGTCGGAGCGCGTCGCCGCGAAGATCGCGGCCATGCTCACCGCCTACGTAAAAAAGGGCGGCCCGGAGGCGTTCCAGCCCTCGGACTTGACGGTCGCAGACGACGGATCGGCGCAGCGCGAGCTGCGCTTCTCGCCAGGCATGGTGATCGACGGACTGCAGCCCGGCGAGGACATCGGCCTCATCGACAGCACCCGGCCCAACCCGAACCTGGTGACGTTTCGCCAGGGCCAGCTCCGGGCCGTGGCCGCGGGCATCGGCGCCTCCTACAGCTCGATCTCGCGCGACTACAACGGCACCTATTCGGCGCAGCGCCAGGAGCTGGTTGAGCAGTGGGTGAACTACGCCGTCCTGACCGATGATTTCGCGGGCATGGTGGTCCAGCCGACCTGGGCCACGTTCGTCCAGGTCGCCGACATGGGCGGCATCGTGCCGCGCCCGCGCGACGTGCCAGCGCACCTTGCCGACGACGCGCTGTTCCTCGGCCAGTCGATGCCGTGGATCGACCCGCTCAAGGAAGCGAACGCCTGGGAGAAGCTGGTGCGCGCCGGGTTCGCCTCCGAGGTCGAGGTAATGCGTCGCCGTGGGGTCAACCCGGCCGACGTGCTCGAGCAGATCACCGCCTTCCGCAGCAAGACACGCGAGCGCGGCCTGCGCTTCGCCAGCGATGCGGCCCACGACGGCGCCGCCGCCCCGGTGGAAGACGACCAAGAGATCACAGACGCGGTGGCGGCAGTGCTGCGCCGCGCCGGCATCCAAACCCCCTGACCACCCACGGAGCCCACCATGAAGCACTCCTTCCGCCTCACCCTCGCCAGCCTCGCGCTGACAGCCGCCTCGCTGCTCGCCCCGTTCGCGGTGCAGGCGCAGGCGCTGTCCGACTACCTGGAGAACAAGCTCGTCGACCACGTGTTCCGTGGCCAGACGTTCACCGCTCCCGCGACCCTCTACGTGGCGCTGTTCACCGCGGCGAGCGCCTGCGATGCGGGCACGGTCACGGAGGTGTCGACCAGCGGCACCGGGTACGCCCGGGCCTCGGTCACGTCGTCGCTGGCCAACTGGGCAGGAACGCAGTCCGCGGGCAGCACGACCGCCTCCAGTGGCACGGGCGGGGTCACCAGCAACAACGCGACGATCTCCATCGGATCGGCGACCACGACCGCCTGGGGCACCGTCTCGCACTTCGGGATCTATGACGCCTCCACCGCGGGCAACCTGCTGATCTGCCAGGCGCTGACGACGCCCAAGACGATCAACCTCGGGGACGCCTTGCCGAGCTTCTCCGCCGGCAGCCTGACCGTCACGTTCCAGTAAGAACGCACAAGCACCGGGGCCGCGGGTCATGCCGACGATCACCGCGACCGAGCAATCGGCCGCTGGAAGCTACATTGACTTCGGCGACCCGGCCGCTGTTCGAGACATCGGCGCTCAGACCGTCCTCGTCTACGCGCGGCCGACCGCGGCAGGAGAAGGCGGGCTGGGGTACCTGATCTCCAAGGCGACGACGGCGGGCACGTCGTGGTCGCCGAGGATGATCGCTCAGGACGGGTCGACGACGAAGCGATGGACTTTCGGCTCGTCGTCAAGCGGGAGCAATCTCAACCCCGGTGCGGATGCGCGCGCTGGATCGCTCGTCTACGGAGACTGGCAGCACGCTGCAGCGACCTGGGACGGCGGACTTTCGGACTCAGGGGTCACGCTGTACGAAGGCCTCGGCGATCTCGAGGTGTCGCCGAAGTACGGCTCGTACAGCGGCTCCGGGTCGATCAACAGCAATGCCGGCGGCGTGCTGACGCTTCTCAATCGGCACAACCGGGGGCGCGCGTTCGTCGGCGCCGTCGCGTACATTGCCTGGTGGAACCGGGTGCTGACGCTGTCTGAGCTGCTGGTAGCGCAGGCCGAGGGGCCGCTCTCAGTCCCGGTTGGCCTCATCCTCTGCTGGGCAAACGGCCAGGACTACGGTCCGCACGCGCTCACGCCGACGGCGCGCACCGTTTTCGTTGCCGGCGCGCTCCCGCCGAACACGGATCTCGGCGGCGGCGGGGTCGAGCTCGAAGGTGACGCGACCGCGACAGTGTCCGCCTCGGCGGGTCTGGCGAATACGCCCGCAGATCTCTCCGGCGATGCATCGGCCTCCGTGCATGCTACCGGCACGCTGGCCGAGCAGACGACCGTCGTCATCACGGATCTCGACGCGGGGAACGGCGATCCATCCGCTGTGGTTGTCACGGATGCGGATGCGCAGACCCCGACGGTGCAACTATCGCACAGAGTCGCGGCCCAGGGCGACGGAGGATGGAGGCACTTTCTGTTCGCGGTCGAGGGCGTCGAAGGGAAGACGCCGGTGTTCCGGTGGGGGGCGGCCGGGCACAAGTTCGGCTCGTCGGGGTTCACCTCGGCTTGGGCTCCTGTCTACACCACCGATTTCATCACGTGGACGAAGGCAAGCGCCCGGACAATCGATGCCACGTGGATCACTTGGAGTTTCGACGATCCGCTGCCCGCTGGTACTGTCTACGTCGCGAGCCATCCGCTGGGTCAACTGGCGCACGCCACTGCCTTCGCAGCGCATCTGCTGACGGCTCATGCGGCGGTCGCCTCACCCGGCGCAGCAGCGAATGCGGCCGGTGTCTACGCGACGAGTCCGGCTGAGACGGACGATCTCGGCCGGGCGATTGGCGGGAACGAGCAGTACGCGATTCGGCTCCAGTGGGGTGGTGTAACGACTGACGGCCACCCGAAACGCAAGCTCGTGATGCTGGCAGGCATTCACGCTGCTGGCGAGGCGCATGCGTGGGTCGGATTCGTCGCGGCAGTGCAGTGGATGCTCAGCGACGCGTCGCCGGAGGCGGCCGCGTGGCGCGCGAACTGGGATGTGTACCTGTACTTCGGGCTGACGCCGAACGGCTGGAAGGGCGGCGATGCGAGGCGAAACTTCCGAAGTACGAAGGACCCGAATCGGGATTTTCGGCTCACCGGCCTGAGCACGCTCCAGGAGATCACCGACCTGCGAGCAGCGGTCGAGGCGGATGCGGGCTCGGCCCAGGTGCTGTTCTCGTGGCACGGCAATTGCAACACTGCGGCGCGCCGCACCGTCTACGTGATGCCGCCAGACGATCAAGCGGGCACGCGGCGGCCGATCATGCAGGCCTTCATGGACCTGGCCGCGAGCAAGGTCGGGGGTGTGTTCAATCAGGTGGTCCTGACGGATACGACCACCGACATGTGGTGGGGCTTCGCGAAGCTGGGCGCAGCCATCTCTCTCCCGGTCGAATTGCAGGCCCTCGGTGAATCGAGCCAGGCCGAGGCAGAGTTTGTCGGCCGCGCGTGGCTCGAGACGTTGCAAGCGCTGGACGCTGCGGAAGCGTTCGCGCCCGCCGCCCTCGAGGGCGGCGCGACGGGCTCAGGCAGCGCCGCCGGCACCCTCTCGACCGAGATTCGCATCGCCGCCGCCGCCCTGGTCTCGGCCTCGGCTACCGGCAGCCTGTCGACCGCGATCAATCTCGCAGGCTCTGCGGCATCGGCCACGCTGGCCGCCGGCACGCTCACGACCCAGATCCGGCTCGCAGCCGCTGCCGTGGCCGGCGGGCAGGCGGTCGGCGAGCTGTCTGGCGCGATCTCTCTGCAGGGCGCGGCCGTCACGGCCACGCTGGCCTCGGGGGAGCTGACCGCGCAGATTCGGCTGGACGGGGCGGCACTGGCCGCTGCCGGAGCGACCGGCGACATCACGACGCTGATCGTGCTGCAGGGTGCGGCCGTGGCCTCCGTGCTGGCCTCCGCGGCGCTGACGACCGCTCCGAACGGGCTCGCAGGTGATGCGACTGCCGGCGCCACGGCTGCCGGCGCGCT